GTTGAAGTTAGTTATGGAGATGGGAGTGCTTTCTAATGCAAGAACAAATAATTAAATATACAAAATTAAATGAATTAGCAAAAGAACCAACTCGTGGAAGCAGCGCAGCCGCAGGATATGATTTATACGCAGCAACAGATGAAGATATAGTTATTGATCCTCATATGACTGTAAAAATTGGAACAGGTTTAGCTTTTGAATTACCAGATAATACTTTTGCGGCAATCTTTGCTAGAAGTGGTTTAGCAACTAAAGAAGGCTTAAGACCTGCTAATTGTGTTGGAGTCTGTGATAGCGATTACCGTGGAGAGTATATAGTTGCAATTCATAATGATTCAGGTTCTGAACAAACTGTTATGGCGGGGGAAAGAATTGCTCAAATGGTTTTATTACCATATATCCCTATGGTATTTGAAGAAGTAGAAGAATTAAGTGATACTGGAAGAGGATCTGGAGGATTCGGATCTACAGGTAAATAATATGATAGGATTTTTTATAGGTTTTATTATTGGGGGTTTATTTGGTATGGTAGTTATGGCATGTATTTGTGTCGCTTCTGATGATGATGATTATAATGAATAGGAGGAATGGAAATGGATAATGCAACAAGTTATAAAATATATAAACAAGAAATTAAAAAATATATTCTTAATCATTTTCAACCTACCGATACAGTTTTAGATGTAGGAGCTGGAAGCGGAACTTATTCAGATTTATTAGAGGGATATTTCTATCACATTGATGCTGTAGAAGCTTACTCTCCAAATATTAAAGACCACAAATTAAAAACAAAATATACAAATATTTATAATATAGATATTCAAGACTTTGAATTTGAATATTATGATTTAGTTATAATGGGAGACATTTTAGAACATTTAACAGTTGAGCAAGCTCAAAAAGTTTTAAAATATATTATCCCTCGTTGTAAACAAGTTATTGTTGCCATTCCATATCAATTAGAACAAGAAGCTGTCAATGGGAATAATTTTGAAATTCATAAGCAACCTGATTTGACTAGACAAAATATGCAAACAAGATATCCTGATTTAGAATTATTATATGGAAATAGAGTTTATGGATATTATATCAAAAAAAATAGTGAATTATCATCTGAAGAACAAAAATTCCATGAAAAAACTCTTCATCCTACTTTAGATATTATTATTCCTTGCCATGATTTAGAAAAATATATTAAGAATTGTTTAAGGTCTTTAAAAATTCAAAAAAATGAAATTGAAGCAAAAAGAAAAATATATTTTATCTGCGATAATTGTATTGATAATACTGAAGCAATTATTAAAAAAGAAATGAATAATAGCGGATGGGACTATGAAATTATCGAGGCTCACGAAGGTTCAGCCGGCGGCGCCCGCAATAAAGGGTTAGAAAAATCAACAGCTGATTATATATGATTTATAGATGGAGATGATTGGCTTGCAGTTGATGATGCTATTGATATAGTTTTAGATTGTATGGTTACAGATGATATGGATATTATTCAATTTAAGATTAGAAGTAATGCAAATCCGCTAGGAGAGTTTGGTAGCGGAACTGTATGACAAGCAATGTTCTCTAAAAGATTAATTGGCGATTACCGCTTTAATGATAGACAAGTTGGAGAAGATAATGACTTTTGTGCGGAAATGTGGGATAACCGCAATCCAAAATTAGGTAAAATAGATTTCGCGCCATATTTTTATAACTTCCCTAGAGAAAATAGTTTATCTGATATTGCTTATGGTTGGTGGTCAAATAAAAAACAAGTATTAGCATTATCCTGTACTAGAAATTATTATCAATATTTATATACTTGATTATTTGCTTATACTAGAAATAATTATTATCGTAAAATATATTTGTTTATAGAAGATGATGAATTAAATTTACCTTTTATAAATTTAGAATATATTAATATAAATAAATTAAATTGTTTAAACCCTGAAGGATTAAATTATAATACAGGTTATTCAAAAGCTTCAATGATAAGATTATATTTAGCCTCTTTAACAACTGAAGATAAAATATTATATTTAGATACAGATTTAATTGTAATTGATAATATAGATGAATTATGGAATATAAATATAGATAATTATTATGCTGCAGGCGTTATTGATCAAGGAGCAAAAACAAATTTAATGACACCTAATATTCCGGTAGATAAATTTAATTATATAAACAGCGGAGTTGTATTATTTAATCTAAAGAAAATAAGAGAAGATAATAAAGAACAAGAGTTAGATAAATTTGTAAATGAAAATAAATTATATTATCCAGACCAAGATACTATTAACGCAGTATTTAAAGACCATATATTATTTTTAGATAATAAATATAATTCTTCTTTATTTACAGGAACTGCAAAGAATTTTAAAATTTATCATTGAGCTGGTGGAAAAACAAATTGAATATATAAAAGAGAGTTCGCAGATTTATGGACTAAAACAGAAGCTCAACAAGACCCTAATTTTAAATTAGAAATATATAATGAGGAGGTATAAAAATGACACAAGTTTATTCAAACATATATTATTTTTATTATCTTAATGTAGTTGGTGGGACTGAAACATTTTTATACCAACTTGCAAAAAAATTTAAAGATTACGATTTAACTGTTGTTTATACGAAAGCAGACCCTCAACAGGTAGCTCGTCTAAGACAATATGTTAGATGTGTAAAATTTGAAGGTCAAGAAATTTATTGTAAAAGAGCATTTTTTAACTATGGCGTTGATATTATTAATCATGTCCATGCAGATGAATATAATTTAGTTATTCACGCAGATTATGAAGCTTTAATGAAAAAAAATCCAGACTTTAAACCTCAAATTCATCCAAAAATTAATAGATATATCGGAGTAAGTAAAAGAGCTTGTGCAGGATTTAAAGCGGTAACAGGGAAAAATTGTGAATTATGTTATAATCCATTCACTCCTGAAAAACCTAGAAAAGTTTTAAACTTAATTAGCGCTACTAGATTAACAAAAGAAAAAGGTAAAGATAGAATGATTCAATTAGGAGACGCTTTAGACAAGGCGGGAATCCCTTATATCTGAACTGTATTTACTAATGATACTAAAGAAATAAATAATCCTAATATAATTTATATGAAACCTCGTTTAGATATAACAAATTTCATTGCCAATGCAGATTATTTAGTTCAATTATCTGATAATGAAGGATATTGTTATTCTGTCGTAGAAGCATTAACTCAAGGAGTCCCAGTTATAGTAACTCATTGCCCAGTCTTTGATGAAATAGGACTAAAACATGGAGAAAATTGTTATTTATTAGATTTTGATATGCAAAATATTCCTGTTAATGATATTTATAATAAAATACCTAAAAATTTCCATTATGAAGTTTTAAAGGATGATTGAGAAAATCATTTATTATTAGAACCAACTACTTATGACAAAGAAAAAATAACAATGTATTTAATGGAAGCAACTAATACATACCAAGAAAGAGGTTTAATAGATGCTGAGCTTGGTAGAATCCCTCTTAAAGGAGAAAGATGGGAAACAGATTATAATAGAATGTGTGCCTTAACAGGAAACAACAAATACCGTGCTCGTTTTGCAAAAGTAATTGATTCTTATACGCAAAAAGAAAAAGAAGAAAGACAACAATCAATGTAATTGATTGTTTTTTATTGCGCGTTTTTAAAATTTTTAGTATAATGTAGGTAGAAGAAGGAGATGTTTAGTATGAAAATATTATCTTTAGATTTATCTACTAAAAGCAGCGGTTGAGCTATTTTTAAAGATGGTTTACTAATTGACTATGGATGTATTTCATCTACATCAACTGATTTACTAAAAAGAATTAATATAATGTTAGACGGATTAAAAGAAATTTTAAATAAACATAGTGATATAGAAAAAGTGTATGCGGAAGAAGTTAGACCTGAGAATGGACTTCAAAATATAAAAACACACCGCGCCTTAATGTGGTTACAAGGGGTTGCTGCACTTGAAATATATAATTTCAATAAAAAAATTGAACTAGAATTAATTTATCCTAGTTCATGGAGGGCGTCTATAGGAATTAAGACCGGCCGCGGAATTAAAAGAACATCACTAAAAGAAAAAGATATGCAATTTGTAAAAGAAAATTACAATTTAGATGTTAATGATGATATCGCAGATGCTATATGTATTGGGTATGCAAATAGCCACGATGTTGAAACAGAAATAAATTGAGAATAAAAAAAGAACTCACAATTAAGTGAGTTCTTTTTATTTATATTAAAATTGATTTAATGCTCTTGTAGCAGATATATTTGAAGTTCCATTTACATCAAGAGGTAATGAAATACTTTTAATAATATAATCTCCATGTATATCACTATCTAAATCAAAAGCAGTAATTCTAACATTTGGTTCTAAATAATAAATAGGCATAATAGACATTTGAATAGATTCATTATAACTTGAACCTTGATAAAGCATATTTCTTACTTCATTAAACGCACTATTAGAAGAGCCTCCTATTGTAAAATTCTCAAATATTTCTGATGATACTTGAGTATAATCTTGATTTCTTTCTTGACATTCTTTTCTTTTAGTTTGAGTGTCTGGTTGCCCAGCTTCTATAAATATTAAATCATTTGGATCTGGTTCAAAAACACAATTGATTTCATTTTTTTGCTTTGATTGAGTGCGGCGACCAATATTATTAACGCTAATTTTAGATATTGTCGCTTCTGAATCTATAAAATCTAATCAATAATCTAAATCTTCCGGATGTTTTAAAACACCTTCATCATCAATATCTTTGAAAGCCCCTTCATAATAAAGAATAGTTGAATTATCATTTTCATCATAAACAGGATTTGCAGAAAAATTATAAATTTTAGGTCATTCCGCAGCTAATTCTTCAAAATAATAATTAGATTTTAATCCATAAGGTTCTGTAATAACTCCTTGAAGATATAATTCAGTTCTTCAATCTGTTGTTTTTATTTTTGTATTTATTGCATCAATTACAGGTTGATATCCATCATCAAGACCTTTTCATTCTCAAACATAATTAGTAGATAAATCTTTATAAAAAATTCCTTCAGCTCCAACTTCTGGGAAGAAATCTTTACTTAAAAAATCTAATGGTTTTTTAACTTTTTCTAATCCATCTTCTGTATCATAATAAATACATACATCATAGATATTTCCTATTTTAGGTTTTGTATCAATAGCTAAATGATAACGAATAGGAATACTTAATCCATTAGCATTTTTTCTAACACCTCATACAACATAATCATTTTTAACTTTACTATATTGAGGGCTATTAGAATAACTAATAATTAAAGGATTGTTTGTAAAATCATATTCCGCCTTTCCTTTTGACATATCAAATACATAATAACTCTCATTGTTAAGATTTTCTAATATATTAGTAGTTTGCGTTGTATTTAAATAATTTTTTATTTCTCTAAAATGAAAATTGCCTTCTATATCATAAAAATATTCATAATTTCCTAATGTATTTTTAATTTTATCTAAAATACCAACAACATTATCTCCTGGCTTAGCTACTAATTCTCCTGGATAGGTAAAATCAACATAGATAAAACCTACATCATCTCCATACCCATAAGTTTGAACATTAGCTCCATCAGGAATATCATCTACATTGGTTGTAACAATTTTTGGAATTCCTTCTCCATCATATACATATAGATCTGTACTTCCATTCCATTTCATACATTGTTTTACTCTTGTATCAACATCATCTATAAGTATTCTACTCATATCTTCTTCTCCAAAATGATTTACTAATTCTAAAATAATTTGATAAATAGTTGGTCTAACAGTAATTCATTGTCCATTTTCATCAACAGTATCATATCTATCAAACTCAACAGAAGAAGATATAACTCCTCCGCAATCTCCATTAAGCAAACACATTTTATCTTTAAAAGATAAACTTAATGTTGTTCCACTTGAACTATGAGCTGCGGAAGCACTATTTATAACAAAAACTCCTTGCGGAAACCATAATATTGGATAATCAGAATATTCAGAAGTTGAATTTTCAAAACCAACTTCTAAGAATATTTTTTTATTAATTGAAAATAAATTATTTGAATCAGTGATTGCCGCATAAGACGAATCAGCTAATAATACTGAAATATTTCCAGTTCTTCTGATTGCAGAATCTCCTGTTATATTAAGACTTCCGCCAGTAATTAAGCCTTGTATTTCTTGTATTGGAGATTCATCTCAATTTAATAATGTAATTTTTGCATATTGTTTTTTTATTTTTAAATTATCTATACTAGATAAAAAATCTCTATTTTTTAAATAAGGGTAATTAATTATTTTCATATTATAACACCCCATTTACATGTGGCATATGACTTGTTAAATTTACTGCTCCTGTATAACTATTTGAACCGTAATTATCTGTTGCCGCAATTACAGGTTTAATATTATATTTTTCCATATTATCAAGATTAGGATCTGCCATTTCATAAGCAGTTGCACTAAATGTCCATATCATACGACCATTATTTGTGTTAGGAGAGAAATTTACTTCCATTAATCTTATTAATACATTTCCTTCTGTTGGAGACCTAAATAATTTAATTTCTCCATCTTCTAAAAATTCTTTTACTCTTTCTCTAAATAAACGTTCATAAGTATAATCAGTCATTTCAGTAATATTATTATTAGCATTAAAAGTATTATAAGCATTTAAATTATCCCCATATTCGTAAGATCTTGAACTAAATAAATTTTCATCATCCATAAAATATGATATTAAACCAGAAATAGGGAATGTTCTATATTTAACAGCCCCATTTCTTCTTATATATGGGAATTGAGAACCTAAAGTATCTGTTTTATTCTCTTGATAAATTGTTTTCATAGAAGATACTTGAGGATTAAATTTTATTTTTAACTGTTGGCTTCCTCTTTTTAAGAAAATATGATTTAAAACAACTCCAATTGGATTACTTAATTGAGTTTCATTACTTTTCTTTTTAGGAGTAGAATTATCTTCAACAGAAACATAATATTTATATAAAATTCCACTTTCTACAGAAGTATCTAAATAAGAAATTGTAGTTTGTCCTGTCCCTGTTATAAAAGGTCCACTATAAATTTCTTTTTTTTCAGTATAATTATCTTTTGCACAAGTTCTTTTAATTTTTAAAATTGTCGCCGTAGGGCTTGAACCTGTATAAATTAAATTAAGTTTTATTGTTCCAGATTCTTCATCCGCATTAGCTGTAAAAGTTGGATTAAAAGTAATTTGTGCAGTTCCTGGATCTATATAAAAAGTATATGCATCAAAAGTATATTGATATAAAGTATTAGTAGTGCAAGTAATTTCTACTGTATATGTATTAGTACTACCTGTTAAAAAATTATAATAAAAATTATAAGTAAAACGATTTGGAGCTTGATATGTATCACATAAAATTTCTCCGCTATTTTTTATTAAAGTATTATTTTTATCATATAATTTAATTTGATAAGATTTTAAATATTCTGTAATTTCTTCTCCTGTATCTGGAGCAGTAAAACCAATATATCCTGTAATCTTATCTAAATTTGAAACTATATTAGTAACTGAAGTATCTTCTGAGAATTCTTCTACATCTAAATTCATTACAGTAATACCACGAATTAAACAAATAGTAGACCATTCAGAAGATTCATCTAAATTAGTTTTATCTTCTTCTGTACTTTCGCTACTTAACCATTCATCAACAGTTTTATCTCCAATATCTGATGCTGCAGCATCGGTTAATCTAAATTGCAATTTATAATAAGTATAAGGTAAAAATTTTTCTTTTTCTAAATCATCTGCGGAAACAGTAAAATAGTAACCTTTTCCATCATCATCATTTTCATATGGTTTTAAAACAATCCCACTAGGTTCATTTAATGCATTAAGATTATTATTTTGATATCTCAATGATACTTGAATATATCCTTTTTCATCATCAGTGCCATAATTTTCTTTAATATCAGATATATCATTATATGGAGAAATATCAAAATAAACTTTTACTTCATCGCTATCTACTAAAAATCCTGGCATAGATGTGTCTATTGTCCCAGGGAATAGATTATTTGTTGTGAAAATCGCCATATAAAAACCTCCTTTTTCTCCATGCGGAAATTAATTACCGCTATTATTTATTTGTGAAATATTACTAATATCCATTGATTTAAAAATATTTGGTGGTATTACTATATTATGGTCTTTAGCCCATTTTACAAACTCATTTGTCATATATCAATCGCCTTGTAAGCCAATAAAATAAGCTTCTGCCAATTTAAAAATTGTATCTACATTATCTGGTTGTTGAGATAATACCATCAAAAGTTGAATTCTAACAGTATCCTTTCTTGTTTCATTTGTTACTGCTAAAATTTTATTAATATTCTCAGTCAAATCTTGAATTTGTTCATTTGTATTTTCTTTTATTTTTGTCATTTGATCCCTATCCTCATGTATTGCTTTTATAAAATCTTTACGAGCTTGTTGTTCATAAGCAATAATTTCATTATGTAAATAATTAGCTGTTTTATCAACATAAAAAGAAATTATTAAAAGCATTACTCCTAATGCAGCAAAAACACTATAAGTCAATTCTGTGGAAGTATTAAATACTTTAGTTACAAAAGTAGCAGATACACCTACTGCGGCGATAACTGCGGCAATTCTTCCCCATGTTTTTGAGATATCTGTTCATACTGACTTAGGCCCTTTGTCTTTGTCTTCCATATTTCATACCTCCATTTGCTCTTTTTCTACTATAATATCAAATTTTACACAAAAAAATTATTTATATTAGTCCAAATAAAAAAAAGAGTAATTAAATATTACTCTTTTGGTATCATTGTAAAATAATAATAAACTTTATCATCAACAGCATCTTCATCTTTAATAAAATCTCTTGCAAATTTAGCATACCATTCTACATTATCTTTAAATAAATCATTATAGTCATTAAATGCGGAATTCATTACAATTCAAAAATCAATAGCTCTAAGATCTCCATATCCATAAGCATTTCTTACATCTTCAGTCTCATTTAATTCCCATTTCTTTCCATAAGGTTTCATTTTTTCGATTAAGCATCTTGCTTTGTCTTCATTTAATTCGCGGCCTTCAGATATTTCATATATTTTTCTTTCATATTCTTTAATTTCTTTTTCTTTTAAATCATCCATCATTTCACAAATTAAATCTACAATTTCATTTTTCTTATTTTCGTCTGATGCTAAAATTTTGCTAATATATTCTTTAGTTTTCATTAAATACTTCCTCCCTCTGCGGCTACCACACCTCTAGGATTTACACAACTTGTAATAACAAATTGCCCATTAGTATAATTATCATTTTGATTTCCATACATAATTGGATATCTAACCCTAGTATTTAATTGATTTGCATACATAGTATTTCCAGCTTTACATAAAACAGGAATATCAGCTATAGTTGTTCTAATGAACACTGGCAAATTTGCGGCGGCAGCGGTTCCGTTGCATATAACGAGACCATAACTTCCCGCATTCGTAAGATTTTTAACATCTCTGTTTGGCACTAAAACTATTTCTGTATCAGTTGTGACAACAGAAGAGCAATACATTGTATTATTCATTTCAATCTCCTTTCTTAAAATTTAAAAAGAGGAGTCGGTTACCCGGCTCCCGCATGTCGACTTGCAAAAGCAAGGATTAATTATTAGTATAAACTTCCGCATCCGCATCCAGTATAGCAAGGTGGATTTAATACATATCTACCTTGAGAATTTAAAATGCTATCTGTTGAATTTTGGATTGCGGCAGTAAGTGTAGCAGTTTGATTAGCATTAGATAATGCATCTCTAGTAGTTTGAAGTTTATCACTTAATTCTCTAATATAATTGTCTTGGATTAATTGTCTAGTAGCTGCATTTTCAGTAGTTACTAAGTTTCCAATTGCGGCAATACTATTAGAAATTTGTTGTTGAATATCTTTCATTGCTACTAAATTATTGTAATTAGTAGTTAAAACAGTATCATTTACTGATGCTTGACCAGCGGCTAATCCTCTTAAAGTAGCGTCTTGACTTTGGAAATATAAACTATTTTGTAAATCAGCCATTCCTAAAGCAGTTCCAGTTCCATTTCCCCAGAATCCGCCATTTCCGCCAAATAATAAGATGAAGATAATAATTAATGAGAAGATTCCCATTGATCCTCCAAAGATATCATTATTTCCTCTTGTTAATGCTAAAACATCTGCTGCAGACATTCCAGTACTATCGCTCATTTTCTTCTCCCCTTTCCTATAAAAATAATAATATTATATATAATAAAAAGTTAAATAAATTAACTTTTATTACCATTAAAATAATTAACAATTTGAACTAATTGATCTTTTGTAATACCTTTTTCATTGCAAATTTTTGCTATCATTTCCGCCTGTTCATTACTTGGTTTCCCTTGAAATTGATTAAAAATTTGTTTTTGCTGTGGGTTTAGTAACCCCAATAATGCTTGGGCTGGTTGATTTGACATCATTACTTGAGACATTAGATTTTGTAGATTGAACATTTACCCTCTCCTCCAATTCTTTTAATTTATTTTCTAGTTCTTCTATTTTTAAATCTTTCTCATCTTTTGGAACTATAATATCATAACTTTTAGATATAGACCCATCAACTTCTTTCATAGATATTTTATTATTTTTTTCATCTATAAATAAAGTTTTTTTAGATATAATAATATTTGCAATATCTTCATTTTGATTTAAAAATTTTACATCAATATCTGAACCACCAGCCGCATTTATAATATTTTGTACGGGTGGTTGTTGTGAATATTGAGCTATCATATTTTCAATATTATCTTTTTGTCTATATAATTGATTTATCATATTAGCCCCATTGTAACCATATGGCATAAAAAATTCCCCTTTCCTTAAACAAGAAAAAAGCCAGGTAATAAGGAAATGAATTCACCTTATTACCTGGCTAAAAATAGTCATGCTTAATAATATAATTCTTTTTAATTTTTCAATCCATTTCCTTTTTAAATTCATTATAGAAGAATACTTTTTTCTTCTACATATATATGTGATTTTTATCCCGAATAAATTATCAAAAGTGTCCCAAAATTTTATTCAAAATTATTCAGTTGGGAATTCTAATAATAAATTAGAAACTTCTGCAACTAAAGGTTGATTATTAGTTACTATAGAGCCTCCTCCTGCAGTATTATTTGCATACATATATCATTTAGCATTTCTTATAAATTCTATTTTTATTTTATTACAAGGCCCTGAAGAAGGATATTTTACAATATTAGCAGTAGTTCATGAAGTTCCATTTCCATTTCCTCTTAATCCTCCAACTTCAGAAGATCCATGGACATATCCATGAGTAGGCATAGAACATCTTACATACATACTACAAGTAGTACTAGTTTTAGATGAATCTACTATTTTTGGAGCTTTTACAAAATCTAATCTTTTTGGTAAAACCACAGTTCATCTTAAAGTAGCTTGTGAATTAGAAATTAATGCTCCTGTTGTATATCCTGTTATACTTACTCTATCTCCAGGACGATAAAAGAAAAGATCTTCTTTATTTGTAGCCTCTCCAGCATCATATGCAGTATAAACTTGAAGAGGTGGCCCCGTAGGATCTACTACTCCATTAATTGCCATACGGTATCTATTTTCTGCTTTATTATGTACAATATGTTGACAAATGTTATAATTATCATCTCTTTCATAAATAACTACATTACCATGTTGACTTCTATAAGTTGCAATAGATTGATTTTCTAAATAAACTCCACTAGGATAATGAGTTGTAATAGTTTCTCCAACTTGATAATCTGTTCCCTCTTTTAATAAAGTATATCATGTTCCTGTATCATCTTCATATTTTTCAAAGTATCTTTTTCCTTCTAAAAAAGAACCCGTTGTAGTTGCAGTACTAAATACAGCATAACCAGATAGTTCTTCATATTTGTTAGAAGTACTATTATATGTATAATATGTTTTTTGATATAAAAAATTTTCATCAGAAGTTGTCTTATATTTTGAAAAAACATATGCTTGAGACATATAAGCGATAGAACTTGTTGTTAAAGAGCTTTCTCCAATAGTAGAAGTTAAAGTAAATATAACTTGAAGATTACTATTTCCTCCAAGATAAGAACCTAAATAACTTAATATACTTTGAGATTGTAAAGGGCCTGTTGCATTTAAACTAATTTGATCACTGCCCCAAACGCTATTATCTAAAACAAGTTCATTTGGAGCAATAGTAGCTTTTACAGTTAAAGTATCTGATGCCCCAGAACCTGAATATTTAACATAATTTAAAGCAGTATAAGAATCATCTTCAGAAAAGTTTTCTACAGAAAGTAAAGTAGAATATCTATAAATTTTTTCTAAAACAATATCTCCCTCTAATATAATATTATTTGCTAATGCAGGAGTTAAACCTGTTTGTTCCGTTTTTAACATTTCAAGACGAACATGAATTGTTTTTTCTCCATTATCATTATGAGGAATATTTTTAGCCTCTATTATCTTTCCTAAATTAATTGTTGTTTTTGCAGATGTAGCAGGTAAAACATATGTATATGTCCCAGAAACAGTAGTAAAACCGCTTCCAGAAATAGCATAATTAATATTTATAGTTCCTAAACTTGTAGATGGAGAAGTCGTTAATCTTGTTAAAGACCCATTAATATAAAAATCAGATTTATTTTCAGAAATAGTCCCTGTTGTATTAGCAAAAGAAACATTTCATCTTCATTGACTGCTATCTGTACCATTCATAGAAGTAGGACTTATTGCAAATTTTTGTATATCTAAATTAATTTTCTTCATAAATTATTCAGCTCCCATCTCTAATTTTAATTGTTTTAAAACCTCCAATAGACATATCATTCACTCAAGTTTTAGCATATAATTTAGTATCCATATAATTAGCTAAAACATTATCCTCTTTTGCCGCTCTTCCAAAAGCTACCCCATGTCCGCCTTTTTTCAAAGACATCGTTACAAAAATAGGAGAAACATTTTTTTCAGTTTGGAAAGAACTAAATTCATCTTCTACTCTAAAAATAAAAGTATAACTATTATTTTGTCCTAACCCTGAAAAATAAGTAGGAAAGACAAAAGGTACTTCAAGAGGATTATCAGGATTATCTCCAGCTCCATTGAAAGGTAAAATATTATTTTTTTGATAAATAGTTCCAGTTCTTGCAGCTCCAATCTCATAATCTTTCCCAGCTATTAGTAATTTATATTTTTCATTTTCTAATTTAAAATATTTTTTATTGTTTTGATATACATTATCTGTAGTTATATTATATCCAGCTCCTACTTTTTCTTTATAAATAGTTTCATCATCTTTTCTATAAACTTTTATTTTAAAAGTATTTAAATCATCAACAGAAGCAACCTTATATGCGAGAGTAATTTTCCCATATTCTCCATTATCATTTAAAACGCCATTCTCAGAGCATCTTTCAATCTTACATTTTGGAGCATCTAAAGTTGGAGAAGAATATGGAATAACATTAAATGTTTGACTTATAGAAGTGCTGGTAATTCCACGGCTATCTGTTACTATCGCAGTAATAGTATTAGATCCCGCATTTGTTAATGCAGAAGTTAAAAAAGTTTGAGTATTAAAAGTTTGTCCATTAACAGAAATAGAATAACTTTTAATAGTAGAACCTTCTATGCCTTGCCCATAAATACTTCCCTGTAATTGGGTAATATTTTGTATAAAAGATTTCCATCCGTTTTCATTTATTGAAAAAAGAGAAGCTATTTCATCTCCTACATTATAGTCAGTCCCTTTTTCTAATAAAGTATATTTATTATCTATTTTTTTATAATAGGTTTTCCCATTTTGATAAACTATGTCTCCAGTAGTCATATAGGTTGCTTCATAAATATCTCCACTAATAGGGTCTCCTACATTATAATTTTCAAAAAGTTCATATTCTTGAGAAGAACTGTTATAAGTATAATAATTTTTATTTTCTTGATAAGTTTCATCTTGAGTTAAACTATAAGAACTAGGTTCATAAATTTCTTCTTCATAAAAACTGCAAGTAGGTTTATAAGAAGAAGGAACAGTAGCTATAAAACTACATGTACTAGTTCCTAATTTTGTGCTTCCATCATAAGTAGTACAAGTAACAGTTATTTTTGCCGTTCTACTATTAGGAGTGCTTTTAATTAAACTTAGAGGAACAGTTCATTCTTTACTTGTTCCCACATCTTTAGCAATTGTTCCAGATACACTCCCCATTGAATAAGTTAAAGTATGAGTTGTACTTGTGCTTCCATTTCTAGTTATAGTAAATTTAACTTTTTGTCCAAAATCAACATTTCCTGAAGCTTTAATAGTAGAAACACGATTGATTTTTGGTAATGTAATATATTTAGTTCCTATTGAAACTGTTTTTGTTTGTGAGCCTTGATCAGCTGGACTTACATAAGTATGTAAACTCATAGAACAAGATCCACTAAAAGAGAAAGAAGCAGACCCATCTTTATTATGAGTTTTTGTTCAAGTTTTACTTTGAATAAGTTGAGTTCCTGCCGTTCCTCCATATCCTCATGAAAAATATTTAGATTTTGTTTGAGAGCTTCCATCTCCAACTAACTTTACTTGTTCCGTTCATGCAATTACATTATCATTATCATCATAAGTAGATTTTAATCTGGCAGCTTCTAAATATTGCTTGATAGTAATTGTAGATTGATTTTTTGAAGTATTTTGAGAATAAGATACATCAATTCTCATTCTCATTTTTCCGACTGAATTACTACTTGCTTGTACTCAATCTCCATAATATGATGCCATATTATTAACCTCCTTTTATCTCTATATTGCATTATCAGGTACTCAACGAGTATTTAAATTTTGTTGAGCATCTTCTTTCGTTTCTCAGTGACCAACTTGAAGTTTATTTAAAATTGTAGAATCTGTAATATACAATTGATTTTGACTAATATATGCACTTTCATCTTTTCCAGTCATAAAAGAAATTCTATCTTTTGTAATAACTAAACTAGATGCGTTTGTATCTGTACTGTCAGTACTTAATACAATATTTCCATCTACAAAAGTAATTCGATTAGTAACCTCTTCTAATCTTTTTAAATTACTTGTAATTGGATCTCCATTTTTATAATCTGTTCCTGCAATTTGAAGAACATAAATTTTTTCTTCTTTATTATAAATATAATAATCCTTATTTTCTTGAAATTCTTTATCTTCAGTAATTTTATAAACTTTTTCAAAAACATCTTCTTCAATTACATCTCCAATTTCATAATCTTCAAATAGTTCATAAATATTTAATGAACTATTATATATATAATATTCTTTATCTGCTTGATATTCTGTATCTGTTGTTCTACTATATTCTAATTCATAATATACTGTTCCATTTAATAAAGAATCTAATGTATTAACTTCATCTGCAATTCCTGTTTCTTTAAAAAGCATTTCAAAATATTCAGAAGTTTGAACGAACATAGTACTTTTTATTGTTTCAATACCATCTTTTAATTGTTGCATTTTATCGTTTGTATCTTGAATAACAACTAAATCATAAATATCTAACTGTTCAAAAACATCTACATCTGTATCATAAGTAACAAAATTAGCTTCAAATATTTCTCCTTCAACAGGATCCCCAATATTGTAATCTTCAAAAAGCTCATAAATTCCTAAAGAACTATTGTAAACATAATAATTTTTTCCTGACTGATAAGTAGTATCTTTTGTTTCGATATAAGCTTCTATCGCGGCACCAGGTTCATAATCATCTCCTGATTCCATATAAATATATTGATTATTTACTTTTTTATAATATTGTTTATAAGATTTATAATAATTATCTGTTGTAGGAGAATAATTTTCAAAAGTTTTTGCTCCTACTTGATAATCAACACCCTTTTCTAATGGAACAAATTTACTATCTCAAACTTTTCCATAAATTGTAGTATCAATATAATCTCCGATATTATATTCTTCTTTAGCCATAAGTCTGAAAACTTCCCCTGGCAATTTTTGATAATATCTTTTTCCAGCTTCAAAATAACAATGTTCTCCTATCCCGTCAACGCGTTCATTAGGTTTAAATCCAAAATATGTTTTATTATTTTGATATTTTTCATCAGCAGTTAATATGTAATTAGGTTTAGGAATAATATCTCCTTGCTTTTCATAAACATATAATCTTTCAAAAACCTCTCCCTCAATATCTGCTCCAACTTCATAATTTGGATCAATTTCATAAATTCCTAAAGAATTATTATAAATATAATATGTTTTATTTGCTAAATATTTTTTATCAGAAGTTATAGTATATACAATAGTAGAATCTCCAATTTTATAATCTTCCCCTTTATCATAAAGATTATATAAATCTCCATCATAAATAAAATAATCTTTATTGTCTTGGAATTCAGTATCTGAAGTAAGAATATAACTCATATTATAATCTATATCTTCAATTAATTTAATATATTCATTTGTATCTTTATCTAAAATAATACAATAATTTTTATTATGAATAAATCTTACATCATCAGTAGGTTCAGTATCTGGAGTTTCTCAATCAGAACCCCATAATTCAGTTTTAAAATTATCAAGACTTTCTTTCATTACCTTTTCAGTAATAAAACTTGTTCCTACAATAGTCCCATCTTTTTCAACTCTAAAATTACCGCTACCGAAACGAATGTGAGGATCTGTTAAATCAATTTCTAATCCAACCCCACTTCCATCAATTTTATTTCTATAAATATTAAAATCTTCAAAAATAATATTAGGAATTGTAATAAGGTTACCAATTTGATAATCTTCTCCAAGAACCATTAAATCATACTCTCCAGTAGAAGAATTTAATTCATAATATTTTTTATTAGCTTTATAAACAAAATCTTTTGTTAAAGCAAAACCATCCTGAATAATTTCATTTATTTTATAATCATTTTCTGGATCTAATTCTAAATAAAATTCGTCTATTTTATTAAAATATAAATGGTTAGCTTCATAACTATCTTTTCCAGATTCGCATTTTTCATAACTCATTTGATAATTAGCAGATCTAATAACAGAGTGCTTACTTAAATCATCACGATCTTCTTCTGGCGCAATTATGATTTGAGAATCTGTTTCGCGGCCAAACTTAGCTAAACCTGTATCCGCGCTTAATCCAAAAGTTCTTTGGCCATGATTATATCCAAAAATACCCTGTTCAATAGTATCAGAAGTAGATTCTTTTGCTTTACCACCAACTACTCCAGTAAAAGTATTATCAATTTCTTTTTGACCTGCGGCAATCTGTGGAGTTAAAATAATTCCACCTTCTTCATTTAATTCAATCGCATTCCCATTTCATTCATTTATAAATTTATTTTCATAAGTATTTATTTTTGTTACAATAGGTAAATGAATTTGTGCAATAGATGCCCCACTTGGAAGAGGAGCACAAATTATATAAATTGCGTTTGTAACACAATTCCCATCATAAAATTCTTTTGCATAGAATTCTCCTGCTGAAGAAAGTCCTTTTTTTACTAAACTAGAACAATTTTCTCATCCGGAAGATGTAGTATAAATATGACCTTGTGCAAAAGAACTACTTATTTTTAAATCTTGTTCTGAAGAATCATAAATAGCTTTTATTTTAAAAATATGATTTCCATTATATTTTGGATTATGTCCATCCGCAGTATAATAAATTTCATTAAAACCTGCTTCTTCAGGAATTATTATTTGATACCCTACTCCACCAGTAGAATAATATCTTATATAAATAATAGGATAATCATAATATCAAATTAAATTATCATATTCAAAAGTACACCTTAATATATCCGCAGTATGTCTAGATGCTGAATTAGATATTGTATAAGACTCCGTTCTTATTATATCATTATTTTCTATTGAAAAACGAGAAGTATCTTGTTTTATTGTAGAACCTTCTTTAGTATATACTCTTTTTAACATTGAATAAGTAATAGTAGGAGTAATTTCACGATATTCAGGATCATGACTATCATAAATTTTTTCTCCATCTCTGTAAAATAAAGCTTTAAAAGGAAACTCATTAGCTACTTTTGTAAAATTAAAACCTTCATCCTCAGAATCCCTATAATAATAATAAACTCTTCCTTTTGGAGCATTTTCTACTCCTTCATAATTAGGTTCTAATCTTAAATAATAACTAGTTCCATTTGTTCCATTATCGCCTTCTTTTAAGAAAATTATATTTGCTTTTGCTCTAATTACTAAATCATCATAATTAACTCTTAAATTAATAGTATTATTTACTGCATTTGGATTATATTTATTTTTTATTGTAAAAGTTAATTCATCTGTAGTTTCTCCAGAAACAGTATCAATCATTGAATTTGAACTAGGAGCAGTCCATACAATAGCACCTAAATCTTCATGATTAATCTCTTCTCCATCTGGCCCATATAAAGTAAAAGTTAAAGGTTGTATTTGTTGTGGGTTAATTAAAGTTTCATCTGCAGGAGAATTCCCATCTGCATCATATTTAAAAATTTGATTGTCATTATGGATTTCAATATAATAAGTTCCTGGAACTTCTTTATATCCACGACGAATATTTAATTCTGCATATCCAATTGTTTGGTCTCCATTTTTAACTAAACATTTATATAAAACATTTTCTATTGCATTTGTTAAATTTACAGTTTTAGTATTTGTAGTTCCTGTTGTTCCTAAATCTTGAGCAGGCAAAGTATTATCTATAATTTGACTCCAATAATAATTTAATGTAAGACCTGTTGTTCCTAAAGTAGTACAAGTTAAAGTCGCGGTATTTGCATCGCTTAAATCTGCAACATCCGCAGTTAAAGTAATTATATAATTAGAAGATAAATTATAAATAATAAATTCTTTTTCCATTTTTGCTAGAGTGTCTTTAAAAACAACAACACATTTATATTTATTTTCTCTAGCTGGATTATCAGATTTTTTAACTTCAAGATAAGATTCTCCATGAAGATATTTTGTATCTTCTTCATAAATATTTCTTTTTTCAAAAACTGACCCACTACTAATAGTATCACCTATTGTATAATCTTCTCCAGCTTTTAGTAATTCATATATTCCTAAAGAATTATTATAAGCATAATATTCTTTATATTCACAATATTTTGAATCTAAGCTAGTTGTATATTCATCAATAGTATCTCCTACTGTATAATTAGTTCCCGCTACTAATAAAACATAGGTTTCTATATTATTATTTTTTGTTTTTTTATAATAATTTTTATTCTCTAAATAAGTTAAATCATCAGTTTTATAATGTGCTAATTCATTAAGACATTTCCAACCTCTTCCACCATAACTTAAATATCCTTTTGAATTATATTCAATAGAAGCATCTTCTTTAAACCAATAATAAACAACATCATTAGAAGATAAGTTTTGTTTTAATCCTTTTTTAAAAAAACTTGCACTAGTTTTAATTATTGCTGAATCTCCATCAGAGCTGTTAAAATATCCTCTAGGAGACATATTTAAATTTAATATATATCCAGTTTTTTCATCTTCTTGAGCTTCATTAACACCCATAAGCTCTATGTTTGAAGCAAAAATATCTGCAATATCTGCTTTTTCTGTAATGGTAGTTGTTTCAAAACCTTCACTAAATAATTCTATTTTTTTAATATATTTAAAATTAAATGAATCAATAGGTTCAACTTTAGTTTGTTTTAAATCAGAAATTTGAATATAAGGATCTCCATTCATACTATTGACATCCAGAATATATTCTCTATCAACTGCAGTAGCTCCAGAAATAGGGTCTTCAAATGTTAAAGTACATTTTAATCCATAATTTCCTTTCACTCTATGCTCAAAAGGTAAAGCAGTTCTAAAATTGGCGGCAATCATTAAAGAATCAGATTTCTTTAAAAACATTTCCGCAGCCGCAACATCTAAATTAAAATTATCTGCAAATGTATCATTCGCAGGATTATTAACTAAATCTTTTTCATATAATGTAATATTATCTGTAGCTTTATAAGAATGAAGTTCGAATTCAGTTCCACTCTCTGTCGAACAAATATTGCTTCCAGTATTTTCATAAACTGAAGCAATTTCTTCTTTATAAGTAAAATTGTCACCCAATTTATCTACCGTTCCTAAAATAGTTTTAGTTCTAGACATATCATTTCCAGGAATTAATACATAAACCTGTGTTTCTGGTGTGTAAATAACATCTGGATCTTGCGAATATGCATAAAAATAACCGCCTTGATACTTAACAGTATATTGGCCTTTTGTGACTGAAACACATTGCGCAATCACTGCTTGGACAGTTTTATCATATCCAGCTTTATTAACCGCGTCATCTACTAAAACTTGAACAGCATCTAATAATTGGTCTGTAATTGTTCCACTATTCATCCTTATTCCTCCTTTTCTCTCATCTTATATAATATTTAAAAATTCTAACTCTTTATTAATTATATCTACCCAAATAAAAAAAGAGACTTTTTATTAAGTCTCTTTTTATTTAGTTATTCTTTGAGAAGCAACGTTTACAAGATTTTTAAGAGCTTCTTCAATTTCATTTGAATTAGTTACATTAGGGAATGTAGCTTCAATATGAACATTTTGTTCTAATAAATCATTTCCGCTATATCCGCTAATTGTACCTGCGCTAACTCCAGCAAGTCTAGATAATATATTATTATTTAAAGAAGTCATTAAATCTCTCATAATAGCTACTGTATCTAAAATATTTTCAGTATCTTGAGCATTTAATACAAGTTCTTTTTGATGTAAGAATGCTAATTTACCACTATTTCCGCTCCAAGAACCTGTGTATCCTCCAGATTTAAATCCTCTTCTTTTAGCTTCTTCATAAGTAACTTCATCTCAAAATCCAGAATCATTAATTCCAAGGAAGGTTTGAAAAGCTTTAATACGAGTCATAAGATCTGCTTCGTCTCCTCCAAAACCATTATCTACTAAATATGCTTGTAAAGTATTTCTAGCAATTCCATTATTTAAAAATGTTTCAGGAGTAACTACATCTGTAATTTTATCTCTTTTTTCAGCTCCCTCATTTTCTTCTGCTTGATCTTGTTCACTAGCACTAGTAATCATTCCAGGTTTATTAGCATATTCATCATAAGTACTTAAATTCTTTTGCATTTGAGCTTCTAATGCTGCATAAGCCTCTTCTAATGCTTTAACTCCGCCATATTCCTTTTTATATTTTTCAATTAATTCATCTGTTGCACCAATCATATCACTTAAAGTCATAAAATTTTCTTCATATTGTTGAATTAATTTTTCATTATCTTCTACTAAACTTTCTGCAATATCTTTGTTTTGGTCTTTAAAATCTTCAACACTATCTGTATCTTCATAAATAATATCTTTATAGTCTTGAATTTCTGTTTGAGCATTTTCTCAAGCTTGTCTATATCTATCTAAAAGTTGAGTAACAAATGCAGAAGGAGCAATTGTTTGTTGAATCTTAGCATAAACACTATCTCATGCAGGAATTAATCCTTTCATAAGAGCATCTGTTTCTTCATTTGTCATCGCTAGATACTCATCTTTATGTTTATTTTCTAATAAAGATAAATCATCAAAAGCAGAATCAATAACATTGCGTCTTGCTGTTTCTCCTTCTCTTTGAACCTCAGTTAATAAAGCTGAATATTGTTCTTTTAATAATAGCTCTCTTTCTTCTCTTTCTTGAGGATCATTAATTTTAGCAACTTCCGCCATCTTTTCTTCAAACTCTCTAGTAATAGATTCGATTTCAGATAATGTAGTTTTATATCTCTCTTTATCAAAATTATATAAATCAGTATATAAACTACTTAATTTTTCTTTAGCTTTTTGAATTGCATCTTCATCAGCTACATATTGATATCTATAATTACCTTGACTATCTCTTCTAAGTCTCATCTGAGTCTTATTTTGTTGAGCTTCCTCAAGAGCAATTTGAGCTAAAGTAATTTGATATTTTTTATTGGCTCTATCTAAATCATATTGAGTTAATTTGTCTTTATCTCTTAAAGCTTTTAATTCAGCATCCATTGCCGCTTTTATTTTTCTTTGAGTATTTGGATTTGTTGCCTTATCAATAGAATTCATATATTTAGATTCTAAATCATTTTCTCCTTGTAATCTATTAATTTTATCTAAATATTGATCTGCATTTCTATTTATTAAGTCTCATTCTTCTTCAGCATGATCTAATCCAGCAGTTTTACCTGTTAATTCTTGATTAATAATTGTTACGATTTTATTAATTGTATTTTCTAAACTTTCTTGAGCAAATTCAATACTTGACTCTAAAGCTTCATTGCTAGCTTGAACAGCTTCATCTCAATGTTCTTTTGTTTTTTCAAATTTTTCAATAGTTTCAAGATATTTATTATTAAGAGTTTCTCATTCATCGGTTCCTTCTGTTGCTCTTTCTAATGCGGCAGCCGCAGCTTCTTTTTCTGCTTTTGCTGCTAATAATTGTTTTTCATAATATTCTTGTTGTTGTCTTAATGTAACTAATTGATTTTTATTATTTTCTTTTTGTAAAGTATAATATTTTTCTAAAAGAGCGTATGCTTTTTCACCATGAGTTAATTCAATCATTCGTTTATTATGTTCTAATAAATTTCCAATTTGTTCATAACTCTCTTTTTGTTTATCAAGCTTATCTTTAGCCTGATCTAACATATTTAAATAAGATTCATGTAATTCTTTTTGATATTCTACAACTTCTTCATAACTTTCTCTAGCTCTATCGATGGCTTCTTTTAAAGCATCGTAAGCTGCGGCAGTATTATTACCATATACATTTGCTAAGCCTTGTTCTTGTAATTTGATCTCTCTCATAATTTCAGTCACATGTTGTGTCTGGCTTACAAGATCGCCGCCTCATATAGTTCTACCATCTTTTGTTGTAGTATTAAGATTAGCAGCTAAATTATTTCTTGCTAAATTTGCATTACCAAGAATATCTTCATCTCTAACTCCATTAACAATTTTATGTTTAAAATCATTTCATGCTTTTTTAGCATCTTTTAAATCTAAAGAAAGATTTACTTCTAAATCAAATGCTTTAATATTTAATTCAACTTGTTCATCTAAAGCTCCACTTAAGCTCTCTTTTATTTCAGGGATTACATTTGAAATAAGTTCATCTGACCTATCTAAATTATTAGCTAAAGTATCATATTCTTTTTTAAGTTTTTCAATTTCTTCTAAACGAGCTTTATTTACTTTATCACTTTTCTTTTTTCTTTCTTTATTATATTTTTGTCTTTTCTTTTCAATCTCGTCTTCTTTTTTCTTTAATATTTCAAAATAATTAGAAACAGTTCCATCTTCATTAAATGTAACTCCTTGTTTTTCTAATTTTTTTCTTAATTTATTATATTCTCCTTCAGCAATAGATAATTTTTCTTTATAATTATTAACTTGGCTAGATAATTCACTTCATTGTTTTTGAAGATTTTTTAATAATTTATCTCCTAAAGTTTTTTCTTCTTGTCTTTGTAATTTTTTTAATGAATTTTCAACTTTTGTAATTTGAGTATTTACTTTATGATATATATCAGTATCTGGTTTAAATTTTTCTGCTTTTTCAGCAGTTTTTTTGCCTCCTCCAGTTTTTTTGCTTCCTGTTCCACCTTTAGCAAAGTTTGTTCCATTGGATAGATTTTGAGTATTTGTTTGTACTGTTATTTTAGTATCTGAAGGAAGTATAAAATTATCTTCTTTTGGTTCAACAGTTTCTTCCCAAGCATAATCTATATGAACAGTTTGCGTACTTGGATCTTTTCCATCTCATGCAGGATTTGGCATCTCTCCACTATAACTATGTTTTGTAGTTTGAGCTTTTGTAGTAAATTTTGTATTTTTAAAATTAACATCTTTTGGAGTATTTAGTTCAACTGGGATTTCGATTCCCATTTTATCTGCTAAATCATTAATTTGATCTTTAGTTAATTTAGTATCATTAATCATTTTAATTAAATTATTAGCATATTTTTGAGACATTTCTGATCCAGGATTAGTTGAATCTATAGCATTTATAATATCCTGATATTGTTGTTTTATTTTTTTCCCAGCTTTTTTATCATCCATTTTATCTGGATCTCCAAAAATAGATTTTAGAGTATCCATTCTAGCTATTTTATAAAGTTTTTTATAAGCATCTTCTGCTTCTTTTTCATTCCCTTTTAATAATTGTCTTATTAATTTTAAATTTTTAGTAATACTATCTGCAGATAAATTTAATCCCATTGCTTTTAAACTTTTTGCAACTTCTCCCATTGCATCTGCTACATCATAAGAGATTTTCTTATGATTTTTCATAGCACTACTGTATTTTTTAATAGCAGATTCATTATCTGCAAAAGTTTTTCTTGCATTATTATAAGCTTTATTAAATTTATATTGATTTGCTGCAGCTTCTGCAGTTTCAAAAGTTTGTTTATGTTCTATTTTTGCTGCATTCGCTGATGCAATACTAAAGAAATCCAATGCATCTGCAGTTGTGCCTAAAGCCTCTGCTTGAGCTTCTAATTCTTCTCGATATTTTACTGCATCTTCTCTTAATCTTTGTTGATTTTCTCCCATGTTACCAGCTTTAAAAAGTAAAACATCTCACATTTGAGAATAACCATTAACATCATAATCCGCTGGACTAAATCCTTTTTCTCCATTATTAAATGCGTTTATGTCTGATGAAACTTTTGCTTTAAGGGCCTCTGTACTAGAAATTTCATAATTAGGAGTAGCATTTTCTCCATATTTTTGCTTAAAGTAATATTCAAACTCTTGTTTATTCATTAAACCTACAGATTGTTGATCTCCCATTAAAGCTTCTATAACATAATCTTGAGAAGTTTTATTAAGACCTGCATTCTTAGCTTTTGATCTATATTCTGCTATTTTTTTAAGATTTGCCTCTAAAGTTTTTTGAGTTTCATACTCTCCAGAATTATATCTTGTTACAGCTTCTTCTGTATTTATTTTTCCAATTTCTTCATCGTAATCTATAGCAGCTCCACTTGCGTCCGTTCAAACACCATTTTCATTTTTATAGCCAAGAACATTTTCCATGTAAGCTTCTTTAGCTTTTTTCTTGTTCTTATTATTATCTATTTCACCTTTTACGCTAGCAATACCTGCTCCAATAGCACTTATAAAATTTCCATGCCCAACTAAAGCAGCTATTCCTGCAATATTCCCAACATATTCATACCATTTTCTGTCTTTAGCTTTTAGCTCTTCACTTGTTCCTACTTTATTATTAGCATTTATTTGTTCTTGAACATTAGCTTTAACTTTAGCTCTAGTTCTATCTGAAAGACTTTGATATTCCTGTACTTGTGATTTTGAACCATATCCTAAAATTAAACTATCTGTATATAAATCCATAAGAGAGTTTTGTTGAGCATTACTTTTTTCATAAGAAGCTCTAAAACTATCTACAGAATTTTGAATATTATATTCTCCGTCTTGAAGTCTTTTATCTATAGTTGCAAATCCATTTTCTACTAATAAATTTGTAAATTGAGCGAGATTTTGTTCTCCGTAAAAAGCAGAAAGAATTTTTCCATTTGTTGTTAATTCTAAACCACTATTCGAAATATTATTTTTAGTTCCTTGTAAAACTTGAGTTGCGTCATTTTGTGATAAAGAATAAGCTCCTGCTGGCCCAACTGCAATAGATTTTCTAAAGTTTTTAACAAGTTGTTCTTGTTGATACTTTTCTAATTTTAATTGAGTTCTATATTTTTCTGCCTGAGCTCTAAAAACTTTTTGTTGTTCTTTAAACATTGCATTGTCTAAAGACTCTTCATTTATATTAATTAAACCATTTTTATCAATAGCATAATCTTTACCAGCTACTAAATCTAATTTTTCTATTAAAGTTTGTGCAGCATCATTTGCTTTTTCAATAGCTTCATAAAATTCTATTGTTCCTTCTGTTAAACTATCAATATTAGATCTAGCATCTCTATAATTAGAAAGATTATCTGTTAATTCTTTATATGCTTCTTTAGCTTTATCTGCTGCCTCTGCTGCAGCTTCTGCTTCTTTCTTTAGTTTTTCTTCTTCTGAATTAGCTTTTATTAATTTAGCTATCCATACTCCTAAAGCTACTGCCCCGGCAACTAAAGCAGCTAAGGCGGCAACCCCTAAAGCAGTAATATTTCCAGATAATAATGCTTCTACAGCTTTTAAAGCATTAATAATTCCTTGTTGAATAATTTTTGTAATATTTATTATAGTATCTTTTAAAGAAAGTCCCGCTTGAGCAGTATCTTCTGCAGTTTCTGCAGCTTCTAATGCCACTTGTTTTTCTTGTTGTAAATTTTCAACTTTTCCTAAAGCAACATTTTTAGCTTTTGCAATGTTTTCTGCCTCCATTGCCGCAACTCTTTTAGCTGCCCACTTAGCAATATCTGCACCAGCTTCTTTAACATCTTTCCAATTGTTAGCTAACATTAATCCTTGAGAAACAACAACAGAGAAAACACTTTTTACTTTTTCTCATGCACTTAAATCAGGATTAAATATTGTTTCAAAAACTCCTATACTTGCAGTAAGAGTAGAAAAAGCAGTACTAATTCCTCTTACTGTTGTTTCATATTCTTTTGCTAACTTATTACTATTAATTAATTTTTCTTCATCTGACTGAACTTCTGATAATTGAGACTGATATTCTACAGTAGCGCCTGACTCAAAGTCTTTTTTCCCTTTTTGAGCTCCTTTAATAGCAGAAATTCTTCCTTCCCTGTCAGCTTGGTCTTGTTTTTTCCCTTTTAATAAAAGATCTTGTTCTTTTTTCGTTAAAGTAGTTCTATCGTTTACTTTTTGTATTATCTCATTTAATTCTTCAGTTTCTTTATCATAAGCAGCAATCTTTTCTTGATTAAATTTTGAATTTATATCTCCAGTAATTTTAAGTTCTTTTCGATATGATTTTAAACCATCCACTAAATCTAATCAATAATCTCTCGCTGTATCAGAATCATGATATTTTTTTGTTAAACCAAGATTCTCATCATCTGTATATTCTTTAGCATAAGCATTGTACTCTTCTAATTGAGCTTGTGCATCTTCAATCTCTTTTACAATATCAGCTCTAAAATTAATTTGTTTTTGTAGAGCCTCATTTAATTGTTCTTCATTTTCTATTAATTGGCCATCATTTGCTGCTGTAGCAATCTCTTTTCATTTTTCTGCATAAACAATTTTTTCTTTTAAATCTGCAATTGCTTTAAGATTATTATTAGAAGCTACAATATCTTCTTCATTCATTCTGTCTCTATATTCAACAATTTGTTTATAATAATCTGTTTCTAACTTTAATCCTTCTGAAGTTGCTAAACTTACTTCATTACCAGCATTTTCATTAATTCATTCTTGTTGTTGTTGTAAATTAGCTTTATTTTGTTGTTGAGCTTCTTTATTCGCAGTCCTTTGAGCAAAACTTTTTCCTATTTGCCCACTAAATATAGTTGCTGCATTGCCTAATAAAGTTCCAACTCCAGTAAGTCCTCCTCCTAAACCTGTTAAATAAGTATTTACAAGTTTTAATGCATCTGTTAGTGTAGTTGCAAAACTTTTAATAGCTTTTTCATCTAGTAAAGCAGCATACATTTTTTCAGCTTCTGCAGTTAATTGATTTAAACGACCTTCAACACTATCTAAATAAATTTCTTGTTGTTTTTGTAAAGCTCCTGTCGCATCTCTAGCGCTATCAATATTCATTTGAAAGAAATCTCAATTTTCCATTAAAGACATTAATTGAGTATATTGTCTAACACCCGCAACATTTTGTGCTAATGCAACTTTTTGTGCATTAGACATAGTCTGCCATTTAGCTCCCATTTCATTTAAAATATCATCCATTTTCTTTAAATTACCTTGAGAGTCTAAAACATGTATATCAAATTTTTCTAAAGCTTCAGAATACTTGCCAATAGTAACCGTTCCTTTATCACCAAGTTCTAAATCTTGAATACGCGCAAATAATGTTTTAAATGCTGTACCTACAACATCTGCACTTTGACGAGTTCTATCTGTAACAGTTGTTAAAGCAGCTGCCGCATATTCATAACTTAAACCTACAGCGTCTGCAACAGAAGAGAATTTTTCTAAACCTTGAGAAATTTCTTCTGCACTTGAAGCAGTTTCTGCTCCTAACTTTGCTAATACATCAGCATAATATTCTAAATTTTCTCCACCTTTAGCAAAATTATTTCAAATAGCAGTCATATAATTAGAAACTTCTTCTGCAGAATCTCCTAATACATTTGCCATTTTTACTGTAATATCAGATCTAAGTTTAACTTGTTCTTCTGCTAAACCTTGTTGATAATAAATCAATGCAGCTTTTGTATAGTCTAATGTAGTAGCTCCTAATTTTTGCGCAGCTGTATTTGCATATTTTGCAAATTTTTCCATGTCTGCAGCAGAAGCATTTGAAACAATCCTAATATCATTTAAAGATTTATCTAATTTTTGTACATAATCATAAGCTTTTCTAATTGAATTAGTAAAACTATTCATAATACTAGAAGAAATACCGAATCTAATAGTATTTGACATAGTAATAGCCATTTTATTTAATCATTCATTAGATTGTTTTAACTGAATATTTGTAGAAAGTACTGCTTGTGCAATTTTATTAAAAGCTACCGCACCAGCACTTCCTCCTGCATTTAATTGATCTTTTAAATGACTTACGCTACCATAACTTTCCCTAATACTATTATTTAATTTTGTTAAATCAAATTGATTTAATTTAGTATTTCAAGATTGAGTTAATATAGTAGATAAATTTTCGGCTGCTTTTGCGGCATCATTTAATTCTTGAGTTAATTCCCCTTGAAATTTAGCTTTTGATGCAGCAGTACTAACTTCTTGTAAAGCACTTTTTAATGATGCTAAAGAAGCTTGATCAACATCAAATTTAACGGTTGTGGCAAATTGACTTTTATGTATATTTCCAGCCATATCCTTTTACCTCCTTTTTATTTAAATTTCTTCCAAAATAAAAAATCTTTCCTTCTTATCTAATTATGATAAAAAGAAAAGATAAATTGTTATACTTTGGCCTTGCAAAAAATTACATTACTAAATTTCCACCATTTGCAGATTTAGCAAAATTTAAAACATTTTGAAATTTTTCAGGATCAAAATTTTCAACTATTTTTTGCATTTCTTCAGCTTTTAAAGGTAAGTTTTCTATAATACTAGAAATTAATCCAGTTAAAGTATTTTGATAATTTAATATATCACTTTCTTGTTGATTTAGATATTCACATAAGGCAGAATATTCATCTTCATCCATATTTATTAGCACTTTATCAATTAAACCATTACTTTTTAAAGTATCATATAATTTTATTTTATCATCTTTTTGCTTTTCAGTAAAATTAATATTAGTATATGACATTACAATATATAAATGAAAATAAGCCTCTAATCTTGCAGGATTATAGATAGCCTCTTCTTTCGCACTTTGTAAAGCTAAATTAATTAAAGCACACTTATCTTCTAAAGGTAAGTATTTTAATACTTCAATTTGGTTTCCATTAAAATCAAAAGTATTAACCTCAGTATTTACTTTTAATTTTAAATTTGTATAAGAAATTTTATTCATAACAAATTCACTCCTTTTTTCTCTTAATTATATTTTACAATTATTTTTTATAATTGTCAAATTAAGCTTTTAATTTTTCTTTAGCTCCTCGATAAGTAATATGTAAATTAGTTTGATGAGCTCGTATTAAAAGCTTTGCAATTCTATTTTCTGCACTATCAGATTGCCAAGTATTATCTAAATGAACTTTTTCTAAAGAAGGTTTTACAATAACTAAATTTTCTACATTTGGATTATTTAAAATATCATAAGTAGATTCAATAACAACATCCCCAGTACGATAATTCATAAAAACAAAAACGTTCGCATGTTGCCCTTGTTTTAAAGGGTTTCCAGATACTAAACCTTCATATCTTACTTCAAAAGCAACAATATCTTCTAGTTCTTTATCAATAGGAGCTTTTTTCCCATCCTTATGACTTGCATGAATATTTAACCAATGATTTGCAAAATTTCCTTCTCTATTTAAATATAATAAAGTATAAAATAAAGATAATTGTTTTTGTAAAGTAACACTTCTATTACTTCCATAGTTTTTTACAGTTGCTAATATATTTTCATTATTAACAGTTATATCAACATCAACTTTATCTTGTGTTTTATTTAATTCAAAATGATCTCCCATATCATAATCTTGAAAATATTTTTTTATTTCTCCTTGAGCTTCAGTAGCGATTTCATTTATTGTAAAAGTCCCAGAAGATCTGTCATCTCCTTTGACTCCTTTCATAACTTCAATAATTTTATTACTTGCTACTTGGTCTGCTGTATCTGCGCAAGCCGCAACAAACATTTCTCCAAAAGCCCCAGCTAAATTAGAAATCCAAGTATAATAACGATATTGATCCATTTCTTTTTGTAAAGTTCCTAATAAACTAGCAGTAATAGGTCCATTAATTTGTTTTTTAGTAAAATCTTCATAAATTTTTTGTATTTCTAATAATTCTTCAGATGTTACTGCCCCTAAAGCTCCATTTTTTAAAATATTATCTAATTTATTTTGAAAATTTTTTAATATAGAACGCCTATTTTCAATTTCTTCTTTTGAAAGAGTTGTATATTGACTTAAATATTCGCTTTTTCATTTTGTTCTATTTTGAAACACTTCCATTGCCTCTGCCGTAGAAATCTCGGCAAGCTTTTTAAAAAACTCTTCTTTTAAATTTTCTTCTTGCCCTTCACAAACTTTTTTATCATTATTTATAAATTGTTCAGATTGTTTTTTTAATCTCTCTTCTAAAATTTTTAAAGTTTGACTCCCTACTTTTGGTTTAATACTTTCCATTCGTTTTTGCTTATATGCTTGAAAAGATGAACTTAAATTTTTTACTGAACTTTTATCTCTTTTACTAAGTCCATAATTAATATAATTTTTTACATCATAATGAATATAATCTCCCAATGCACTCAACATATAATCACCTTCTTAAAATAAAAAAAGGAGAGACTAAGTCTCTCCTAAGTCCCTTTCTTTAATTTAATTTAAATTACATTGAATAATCTTCAGTATTGCTATGAGGCATTACAGATTTTAATTGAGTAGAACTATCTAATTTTTCATCTACTACTTGGATAACACATAATACTTTTTTAGTATTATCGAAATAAGTATATCCTGGGAATGCATCCATAGTAAATGTAAATGTAGAAGGATCTCCTGTAGAAGCCATACTAAATGTAAAGTTAGATTGAATTTTAACATTTGGTAATGTGATTTCAGCAGGCATATCTTTTCCTGTATTTTCATCTCTAAATAATGTAGAAGCTTCTACATAATAATAACCTGCGAAGTTTCCTGCATCAATTTGTAATTCAGCAATATCTTCACCTTTTTTAGCAACATAATAATCTACTAAAACTGTAGCTCCATTATATGCGCTATCAACATTTGTAATTTTTTTAGCACCAATTGTAGCTCCTTCAATTAAAGTTCCTTCAATAGAACCATCTGCTTCAGTAACAGCGATGAAAATAGGAGCAGTTGAATCGATGTCATCACTTCCTAATGCATCAGTTAAATCGATTTCTCCATCAGTAGAAACAACTGCTGCAGAAGTAGCATGAACATGAACATTTTTTGTATTTCCTTGGCTAAATAATCCAGCTCCTGATAATACTGAGAATCCGATTGGAGATAATAAAGCGTCTTCAACAGTGAAAGTTAAAGTTTTTTCACCTTCCCATGCGATTAAACGAGTATTTCCTCTACCACCTTGAGCATAAACTGTTGTAGATGCACCTTCAAGAGTAGATGTTTTAGCTGTATCAATATATAATACTGGTTGTCCAGCTCTGAATGTAGTATTTCCGATTTTAACAGAAGCTTTAGCTTTGAAAACTACATTACATATTTCTCTTACACCAAATTTCATAAGTTTTCCTCCTTTATAAATTATTAATTTTTCCTTGTATCACTTAATAATTATTGCTTATTTGCTAAGCAACTCTATATAATTCATTTATTAGAGTTTTTAGAACTCTGGTTTCTTTTCAACATTCGAGTGAATATCGTCCATCCAGTCTTCGACTTCTTCTAAATCCTTTGCACCAGCTAATTGCGCTTTGATATGAATATCTCAAGCTAGCTTTAGCTGGAATCTTTTAAATTCATCAAATAATTGATAAATTGTATAATTAAGCAAAGAATTCATATCTTTATTTTCTCCTACTGCAAGTATTGAAACATATCTACTCAAAATAGCAACTTTCTGACCACTCTTATTTTTTTCCGCCAATTTATTATGGCGGTCTCTTAATTTATCCGCGATTTGACTTGCTAACGTGCCAGACGGATTGTAGTCAGAATCGTTTGCGCCTCCGCCTAGACATAATACTTCATTCAGTGTTTTTATAAAGAAATCATAATTATTTTTATTTAAATAAAATTCTTCTTCATTTTGTTTAAATTTAATTAACATATTTTCTTCATCTATCTGAATTTCATAAGTAGGAAATAATAGAGCTAGTACCATTAATGCAAAGCTTTTAGTTCTTTGCACACTAGGATTTTTTTCTCTCATTATTGACATTAATATTTCAAAATTACTTATATTTTCTAAACGACTTCTGTCCTCTGTATTAAGTTTATTTTTATTAAATTTCAAAAACTCACAACCGCCAAAAAAAGCATCTTCTCCTATATAAGAAATTTCTTTTATAGTTGGCGGATGCAATAATAAATGAATTTCTTCTATTGGGATATCGTTACCAGATAATAACAATAAATCATTATTACTCATTATTCTTCATCTGGAATGCGATCATCATTTCCATGAACCGCTCTATAGGATAAAGTATATCCTGATAAAACCTCATCTAAAACCAATTCATTACAACCCATAAATTCTAAAGTTCCAATTCCTGTTAATTTTGCTTTATTTAAAATACCATCAATATAACCTGCAATTTTTAAAGGTCTAATTTGGTAATTATCCATATTTCAATAGTCAGTATGACAAATTATATCAAAATGAATAGTACAATCTCTATATTGAGGATTTGTTGCACTTTCAACAAAATTATCAAAAGAAATTATAATATAAGATTTTACAATTTCTTGTTCAGGCATTGCAATCTTTGGAGCTAATTTAATATAGCCATCTCTAAATAAGGTTGCTAATGTTGTATTTGCAATTTTCTCTTTATATTCAGTACTTGTTGTATTTGATAAACAATCTTTAGTAGGAATTACTAATAATCTTAATAATTGTCTATTTTCAATTTGATTTTCAAAAAACAACTTTGTTAATATCCTTTCTATATCTTTTTCAATAGATAAGAAAGATGATTTTAGATTAGGTAATTCAATAACATCTCTTTTCATCTTCTATCCAGCTCCTTTTATCCCATTATAAAGATTTAATTGTAATTGTTTTTACAATATCATCTTCATTTTCTCTTGAATATATCAAATCAAAAGATCCACTCTTACCGGATACAATAGTAACTTCAGCTTCACTCATTGTTTGATGTTTAATTGCGGCTTTACCATTACTTACAAACCAAACTCCATTTTCTGCATTCTCAATTGTATAAATTGCTGTATCAAATGGATACAAGCTATCATTTCCTTGTATTGCGGGAATCATGTCTTGTCCTGGTTCAGTCTCAGTTGGTTCTTCTTCACCGGCTGCCGCATTATTTCCGCCGATGTTTTCTATAGTTTCAAATTCATTTCTAAATGTTTCCTTTAAGTAAACAATTAGCATTGTATCAGATGTGATATTATCAACCATTTGAACTTCCCATAATCTACCATTAATTTCTACTTTTGTAAATCTATGGAAATAGTCTTTAGTATCATCATCCGCAGTTATATATAAAACAACTTCATACCCCATCTCACTTCAAGAGTTAAGACCTTTAGTATGCCATAATGTATGATAAGAAGGTCTTCTTAAGTAAGCATAATAAGGCTTTCCATTGATAGTAACTTCATCTTCTGCTCTACGAATTGTTCCCCTGAAATAAGCATTTTCTTCTAATATTTCTTGAATAACAATTCATTTAGTTTCAGTTTCTTTCCAAGTAAATATATCTCCAACTTTCATTCCTATTTCTTGCATTTTCTTTTCGCCTTTTGCAGCGTTTAAGCAAATATCTTCATAAGGAATTGAAATTATTTTATCATCATAATCTTCTTTTAATTTATCATGATTAATCAAACATTTAAATTCTCTGTTATCATTTAATATTGCGGTTTGTGCTTGATAACTGTATAGTAACGCTTTTTTAAGACTTCTTAATTTGTCAAGATCCATTCTGTCTTCTTGACTTGCGCCACCATTAAACTTTAGTCTTGCCTTTAAATTATCTAGACTCGACATAATCCTTAATTCTATTTAATAAGTTTAAACATTCAAAGATTGTTCTTCTAAAATTAAAGAAATCTTTTTCTTCTAAACTTACTAATCCTTCCATTTTATTTAAGAACATCAAAGATTCTAGTCCAAAAGCACTATCGAATAAAATGTTCATTCCCGCAACTTCTTCTGTAATAGTAAATAAAGGGGTCTTTCAATCAAGACCTTCTTCTCTACTTGGTAATAACTTATATGTTTGATTAATAATTTTTTTTATATCTTCAAGAATTAATTTATTATCTATTTCTGTATTATATTTAGTTATCATATTAATTACCTCTTTCTATAGGGGCAACAATGATATCTAAAGTAGTTTTAGGAACGCCATCTTTTCCAATGGTTCTTCTTTTGTATAATCTTTGTAAATGAAACCCTTCTCTTTCATAATCTTTTTTCATTACAAGCAACTTTTGCATATGATTAGCTTGAGAAGTAAATTTGAAATCAGTTCCGCTATATTTCATCCTAGTATTTTCAACACTAGCTAATTGTTGACCTATCCATTCAACAATCATATAAGTTGCAAGAATGTTAATTTCTTCAGAAGTTAAGGCACAGTTGAAGTATCCTGTAAACACATATCCTTCTTCTTGATCCTCTTCTTCTTCCTCCTCATCTTCAGGTAAAGAAAAACCTTTTTCATAATCGAAAAGGTTTTTTCTTGGAAATTCAAATTTAGGAATACTAGATATTAATAAATCTTCTAGCATAGCATAAGTTTGTTTTTTTGTTAATTCCATATACATATCATCAGTTACTTTTGATAAGAAACTTTCATATACGTCAGAAAAAGGTGTAGTACTTGTTTCTTCCATATTACACCTCCATTTTTATTATCCCACTACTTTATATTTACTTTTTATTGGCTCTGATCTTCTGCCACCATTTGAATTTTGACCTCTAGCAGCTATAGGTTCACTTCTTCTTTCGCTTGTAGCTTCCTCATCTTCATTATTTATATTTGATAATTCATCAATTTTAATTGCATTATCAACATTGAATTTTGTAGCCTTAAGAATTTCTTCTCTCATTTTTACATTGTTTAATCTTAAATCAACAGCATCTCTCTTGATTAATTCAATAACACCTCTAGGACCAAATTGTAAAGCATCTTTTAATTGGTCTAAAGTTCCTTCTGTTAATAAAGTTCTAATATCTTCATCTGTATAGAAATATTCAGGTTCAACATGACCTAAAATTTCTTCTGCGGCTTCAGGATCATCTATAATTAAATAATGTTTTAATAAAGCAAGTCCGCCATCTACCCAAGATAATTTTTCTATTTCATCGAATGTAACTTTTTTAACCTCTCCAGGCGAAAAAGTTCTATGAATATTTAAATCAGGAATTTTGTAACCTACAGAACCACGATCTCTATTAATAAGATTGATTATTCTATCTTTTTCAACCATAATCTGTGCCTCCTTCTATCTCCTTTATAATTTAATTATACAATAATTTTTCTTTTTTATCAAACTATAGTAATAAAAAAGAGAGGAAGATTAATTATTATAATTAATCTTATAAATAATTATAATACTCTTTCTTCCTCAATTATTTATTTTTATCTATTATAATTAGATAGATTGTATTAATTTAGAGTTTCTATAAACACAAATGTTGTTAGTAATTAATGTAGCAACACCGAATTTTTTGTAAGCTCTTAATTCTCTAGACCAATCTTCATTTTCTACTTCTTTAATAGCAGTAGGTCCTTCGAAAGCGATTTTAACTGGTTTACTATTGTCTCCAGCTGGGATAATCCATGCATATGATGGATCAATAACTTTCTTTTCATTGTTTTCATCTTCGAATGATTGATCTAATACAATTACATTGTGTCCTTTGTAGTTAGCTAAGTAACCAACATTCCATTTTTGATCTCTCATATTGTCTGATACCCATCCTTCAGCAGGAACCATAGTTGCTGCGAATTCATAAGTACAGTAAATAGTTGATTTTCCATAAGAATCAGCTACTTGGATTAATTCATCCATTGAACTTTCTACAAATTCAGTTTCAGTTTTAACATTTGCAGTTGGTAAGCTTTCGATTGAAGCAACTAAAGCTTTTGCGATTTCTTTATAAACAGCTTCATCTAATCCTTCCATTACAATGTCGATTAATTCTGCAAAATCTACTCTACCATCTAAGAATTCTTCAAATCCGATTTGAGCAGCTCCACCGTATGCTACTGTTTCAACATCGATGTATTGTCCGTCTAATTTGAATACTTCATAAACACCAGCTAAACCAACTCTAGTAATGAATTGTTTTGCTCTTCTTCTAGCAGATGCAGTAATTTTATTAACAAATCTTGGTTTGTCTCCATTTGCGAAAGTTTTAACTTCAGCAAATTTTCCATATTGTTCTAATACTCTTCTTGGTAAAACATCATTGATAGTTTCTTCCATGATGCTGAAGATTGTATTTTTGTTTTCTCTGTATAACGCATAAGTACTAGCTAATTCGTTTAATTCTTTTCTTAAAGTGTCATTTAAGTCAGAATAACTTAAGTTAGTTCCTTCATAAGAATAAGCTACTTGTGAAGCAGGATTTGCGTTAGCTACAGTTTTTGCTAATTTGATTAAATCATTTTTTGCTAATGCCATAATTCTCTATCCTCCTTATGCTATTCTTTGTACTTTAACAGCAGCTTGTCCGTCTGCTAAAGTATAAACCTTTACTACTTTAAATTGAATATCACTATTTGCGTCTTTAGTTAAATATCCATTATCACTAATTCCCATATCATCTCCAACTTCTAAATCAGTTAAAGTTGTTTCTGGTAATGTAGAAGCTTTTTCTACCATATTAGTTGTATAGATATCACCAACATTAGTTTTGAAAACTCTTGGATAAATTTCATCACCTTTAAGTGCGAAATCTTTATAAGTTTCTCTATAACCATCGTATAATTTAACTTCGTTGAATACTAACATCCATTCTCCGTCACCAGTTTTATTAACTTCACCGTTTTCATAGTCATATTTAACGAATTCACCATTTTCTAATACTTTAATAGTACTAGCAGCTGGTAATTGAGCATAAATTTGACCAGTTCTTTGAGCAGATAAATGGTTAGGTTCAACTTGTCCATAACCTAATCTTTTCATAACTTAATCCTCCTCTATTATTTCTTGCTATTTTGAGTATTTATACAAGCAGAAATCCATGCAGGTACATTACTTTCTTGTTCAAGATTGTAAGTTGTAACTGTTGTATTTTCTTCTTCTGTATTATTTTTATTTTCTGCTGAATCCTCTGAATCAAAATTGACTTTTTTTCTAACACAAATTATAGATAATTTTGCTTCAATATCATCTAGACTATAATTATCAATGTTTTCTTTTACATCTTTTTTATCTTCATCAGATAGCATCCAGAAAGAATTAATTAAATTTTCTTTCTTTTCTTTTTCAATAGCATTTTTAAAAGTTAATAATTCTTCATATTTAGCTTTTAAAGCGCTATATTCTTCAACAGATACAGTTTCAGGTTCAGATTCTTCTGCAACTTCTTCTTCTTCGATTTCAGCTTCTTCAGCTTCTACTTCAGGTTCAGTAGTTTCTTCAGTTTCTTCTTCTTCAGCTGGTTCATCTATTTCTTCAGAAGGAGTTTCTCCTTCTTCAGCTTCTTCTGCTTCATATTCAGCAGCAGGAGCTTCTTCAATAGAAGTAGTCTCTGTTTCGATAGAATCTTCATTTTCGATAACTTCTTCAGTTTCATTTTCTTCTACAACTTCTTCAGCTGCTTCAGTAATTTCTTCTTCATTAGTTACTTTTTCTTCTAATTCCATGTCTTTTCCTCCTTCTAATGCAAATTTTAAATCTTGCATCATAGTAAACAATGTTTGTTTAAAATTTTCATCTACTTTAGTAAATGATCTACTTACTTGTGGAGCAGTTACGCTAGCTCCTTCGAAACAAGGTTCAACATCTTCTCCTAAGATACATAATTTTGAAAATATTGCGTCATTTATTATGAAAAAATCCATACCACTTTTACTATCAGTTGACCAATGTCCATCTAAAGTGTCTTCATCTAATTCCATAGATTGACCATTACCTTTTTCGATAACTCTTTTAGCTTCTTCATATTGACCAGTCCATAAATAACCAGTAGTCATTAAATACTCTCTAGTAATTTTATTTCCAAAGTCATCAGTATCTTCAAACTCTTGAAACCATACCTTTGCATCAGGAGCTACAAAACCATAAGGTTTAGTTAAACAATTAAATTTAATTCCTTCATCATCAAAAATAACTTGTTCACCATGGTCTGCAAAATCTTCTTTATCTTCTTTATAGTACCCTACGATAGGAGCGCCCCTTAAAGTTTTTGCCATATCTGCGGCAACTTCTTTAGTAATATAACTATGATTTCTATTTTCTCCTACATATAAAACTTTTATTTCACATTTAGACATTAAAGGATTAATTTCTAAAGGTTGAAGATTTATAAATTCAGGAGATTTAATAGTTGCAATTGATTGATGCATCATATTATAATTCCTCCTTATCCGGTTTTCCTTTACTTTATTATTTTATTTTTTAAATAATAAAATTTTCTTTTATTGACCTAACTTTGAGATTCTTTATTTTGAATTGTTTTCTCTGAAACTTCTTCTCCTTTAGATTCATTTGTAGGTCTACCCACTTCCGCATCTTCGTCCGCAGCATCAATTTTTCCTGCTTTATTTTGAGCATTAACTCTATTTAAAACATCGGAATTCATTGTACTAGACATCATTGGTGGGATAAATACATTAACTAAATCTAAAATATCATTTTCAAAGAATGCTGTTGCTAAAATAGAACTTTGAGATTGACCCATAGCAATTTGAGGCAACATCTTACTAAATCCAACTTGCATTTGTTCTTTATACATTTTAGATAATTCTTTATAATTATAAATAGTTGTTGTTAATAATTGTACTCTAAAATAAATTTTCTTTGGACTAGTATTGAATTTAGCAATCAAATCATTTAAGAAAGATTCAAATTGAGTTAATAAATTATATAAAGAAGCCTCATCATTTAATAATGATTTCTCTAAAGCAATATTACCATCAGTATTAAATTGCATTTGAGAAATACCAGCTTCATTATAAACAGTTCTTTCAACTTTTGCTAAGTCATCCATAGTAGTAGTTGTATTTCTATCAGACATATCTGCAACATCAACATCTGCAAAAGTAGTTAATACATCTACTCCAATTGCCTTACTTAACATATTTACAGCGTTGTTATGAAGTTGTTGAGCTTCATCAACATCAAATACAAGATCTCCATTTTTATCTAATGGCATCTTTTGAATAATTATTTTTAATAATCTTTGAGCCATTCTTTTTCTATCTAGTTCTTGTGCTTCATTTAATTCTATAATAGCAGGGATTACCGCCATTAAAATAGGAAAATCTTCTCCATTAATATTGAATTTAATAGTATTTTCTAATTCTAATAAATACCATCCAGATGTATCACCTTGAAAATCAGGTTCTAATTTACCTTCTTTATATGCAATATATCCTTTTTTAAATTCTTTTGGGAATAGATTTAATACTTTAACTTTTTGATTAGCATCTTTAAAAGCATCATCAAAATATCTCATATTAAATTCAACAGCAGGTCTTCCATCTACGCTAAATCTAGAACGACAATATTTAATAGGAAGTTCTTGGACTTGCATTCTATTATTTCCTGGAATTAAATAACCATAATAACATCCATTTTTAATAACTTTTAATGCTACATCTCCAAAAAATTTCTTCACTTCAAAATTATCTAAATAATTTAAAACTTTATAGAAATTATCTAAGGCTTTTTCACTAACTTTTTTATCATCACTATTAATATAAGGAGTTACAAACCAATCATATCTATACATATAAGCTAAATATCTACATAATCTTTGATAAATTCCGCTTACTCTATAGAAGAAATTAGAAACTTCTCTCATAGTGCGTAAATCATTATCAGCAATAGCCTTCATTATAAAATGTTTATCTCCTAATCTAGGATCAATTCTTCTATAATCTCCAATATTTAAGACTGCATCTTCTAATGTTTTTATTCCCACTTTAATTTTTGAAAAATCAATAGGATTAAAATTTTCTGAATAAGGATCTAGACTTGTTTCTGGCGCCATTTTAAAGCCTTTAGCTTTAATTTCTTTTATTTTATTTGTTACCATAAAAGACACCTTCCTTTTTAAAATCCTCCAAGATTGTAATAAGCATTCATAATATAATCATAACTAATTGCACTTTCATCTGTATAAGGAATCGCAATTAAAATAATATTATGTTTGCGGCAATATTCTCTTTTTTGCATATCATTATATTGTTGCTTTTTTAAACCACTAATTCCGCCAAATTTACTTTTAGCTTCATAATGCTGTATACCTTGATATTCCAATAAGAACATTAACTCATGGTCATCATCAAAAATAGCAAAATCGAATCTTAAAGGACGACCATTATGACTTACTAAATCTGGAAAAGAATATTCTTCTTCAAAATTAAGTCCGGATGCTCTTAAAATGTCTTCTATTTTGATTTCTCCACGACTTGCACGCATCTTATTACCTCCTCTATATAAACAAATATATATTGGATAAATTAAACTTTTCATATTTCTACTTTTTTATAAAAAAGAGTAAAGGTCAATCATTTAAGATTGCCCATACTTCTTTATTTATTAGTAAAAAATACCATATCCGCAATATTTCTTTTTTTTCTTTTTTTCTTTCTATCTTCTTCTTGTTTAATATAATATAATCCATATTCAAAAGCAGAAAATTTATCTTTAGGAATTCCTCTACTAGATTGTTTTAAGATTATATTAACTCCTTCATTTTCTTCCACTAAATTTAACATTTGTTCTCTTAATATAGTTGTTAATGTAAAAGGCATCAAATAATCGGCTCTTTTATCATTATCCATATTTTGCCCTACTTTTGTAGACATTAATTTTACTTTTGCTTGTCCTTCATCTATTAAAAATTTAATTTTACCACTAAATAATTGAGTTTGAACATAACTATGAGCTTCAGTATTGATAGGAGTATTTGCTTTCATTAAGAAGATAGCGTCTTCTTCTACTCCTGGGCCTTTTATTTTCTTATATGGTTCAACAGCATCTTCAGCAGTGCCACCTTCAACGCCAAAAGGCATTAGTTCATCTCCAGATTCAGGATCAATTTGAGATTTAGTCATAAAATCAATTAAACCTGCTCCTAAACCATTGGCATCAATTACCGCAATTTTAGCTTTATATTTATAAAATAATTTTTTAATATTAATTGCTTGTTGTTCAAAATCTTCTGCTTCATAAGAAAATAAATTAACAAGAGTCTTAAGCGCAGCGCCTTGAACTTGCGGAGTTACTTTAAATACACAAACTTCGGTAGTACATTTAAAACGACCAACATCGACACCAAGCACATAATAAGCACTTTTGCTACTTCTTCCACTAAATTCATATTCAGGTTGTAATAAAACTCTATGTTTATCAAATTTTTCAGCAGAGAAGAAAGCATTTTCTGCATCTCCACTCCATTCAGACTCATATTCACGAGCAAATGAATTATCATTATATGTTCCGTCTAATTTAAGTTCTTCAATAAAAGATTTTTTAAGTAGCTTTTCCATTACTGGAACTCGCCATGTTCCACCTAAAACGACGGCTTCCGCAGGTTCGATAATTTGTTGAATAAGAATTTGAATTAATTTTTCATAAGCAAAACTATTTTTCCATCCTGCTGTTGTTACATAAATTTGAGATTTATTAACAGTTTCTTCTTCAACTCTACTACCATCTGAAAGTCTTCTATCAACGTTCATAGTTGGAATAATAACTTCATTTAGAAGAGTTTGATCAATCAAAATACACTCTTCCATTAAACCTCCTGTGGCACGTTTACCACGGGAACTTTGTTGCGCAGCAATAATATCTAATTTACTACCGTTTTTAAATTTATATTCAACCATATTTTTACTAGCTTTTGTTTGACCTCTTGTTCAATCTATTTCATTTTTTAAACCAGGAATTAATTTACAAAGTTCTTCTGCTTTTTCTCTTGCGATTCCCGCAGCTTGTTCTTTACCACCTGTTGTAACAAATAAATGTGCGCCAGGGAATAAAGTACATCTTAACATTAAAATTAAAACTGATAAAAATGATTTAGAATAAGCACGAGGGAAAGTTGCATAAGCATATCTATGGCGCATTACTGCTCTTAAAAATACTCTTTGATAAAAGAATAAATTAAAATTTTCAGGGTTACTTCCACATAAAAATTCAACAAAAATATCAGGATATTCTCTTCAAAAAGCAACATATTGTCTAATTATAGGAAGAACTTCTTTAATTCTTTCTTCAGATAATCCTACTTTTCTTGTTAAACTCTTATTTTTACTTAGTTCCATTAAATCTGATAATGCCATTATTCATCACCACTTTCAGATTCACTAAAAATATCCCCGTCCCTCTCTTTTTGAGATTCCATCTCTTCAAGGAAAGCCGCGTAATCTTCATCTTCCATCTCGATTACTCCATCTTGAGCGGTAGCCTCCGCCTCATTCATTTCCTTTTGAATTTGAATTTTCTTTAATGCATCTTCTATTTGTTGTCCAAAGCCTAAGTCTTGAGTAACTAATTTATGTAAATAATCATTCATATCTTTTAAAGTTGCATCAACCTTATCTTGTGGAATATCTGTTGCATATCTAGGAATAAAGCCTTCTCTTTCACACATAGCAACTAATTCACCAACTGAATCTACAAAATCATTTTTTTGCTCTTTATTTTGAGCAGCTGTAAACTTCGCAGATTTTCTTAATTGATCTGATACTCTTGATAATTTTTGATATCCATCTAAATCTCCAATATCAAGCGCTTGGTTCATTTTTAAATTAGTTTTACATATTAAAATTAAAGTATTAATAGTATCCGCATCTTGAATATCAAATGATTCAGTCATTTCATTATATATTCTTTCTAATTCAACCCATTCATTTGGTTTATATAAACGACCTCATTTCATAGCTAAATAAACTTTATCATCTTGAGTTAATTCTGCTCCTGTATCAATAAGCTCATCTTCAGATATAAAATCATTTTCATTCATTGCTTGAGTTGGCGCTTGCCCTGTTTGTCCGATTGGGTTCATAGCGCTTTGAGCAGCTGCTTCCGCATATTTTGTTGACGCAGTAAGCATAGTTTTATATTCAGCTTCTGAAATTTCACCTTTTTCAAATTTTTCTTTAGCCTCCGCTTCTCTAGCTTCAGCTTCTTTTGCATGCTCTTCCGCCTTTTTATTATATTCTTCTTGAAGAGCTTCTGTGTCTTCTCATCCATATTGTTTCCATTGTTTTAATTTCATTTTAGATAAGTATCTACCAAATACAGACGAACTTTTTAATTTACTTGGATCTTTTTCGTAAATTCTATCTCTTAATGTATTCCATTCCGCAGGTACATAAGGGACATCCATTTTCTTTAATAATCAAACATAGGTACTTTCATCAAAATTATCAATATGCATAGTTAAACAATCTTTGCACATTTCAGTTTTACTACCATCTTTATAGGTAAAGAAACTATCTTCGCTCATTCATTTATTACATTTTTCGCAATAATATTTTTCTTTTATATCGGTTGCCGCCATTTTATTCACCTACTTCTTCTTCTTTATTTTTTTTGTTTCGACAATCTTTACAAATACTATAAAAACCATCTTTAGATGTTTTATTTTTTGAAAAATAAATATTATGAGCTAATTTAACTTCTCCACAACGAGAGCATTTCTTTCATTTACCCTTCTCTTGATATGTATAGTACCAGTTCAAATATCTCTTAACCTCGTTCTCCGCAATAAGTTTAGGTATTTTATTGCGCCAAAGAGAACTAATATATTCTACAGAATGCTTAATTCCATAATCTAATTCTAATAAGAATTGGATTTCCGCATTACTCTTACCATCAATTTTATAAATTAGTAAATCATAATACAAAGGATATTTTTCCTTTAATGTATCGTCTACTAAATCATCAAGATCTTCCATCATGTAATAGCAATCACCATCAAATTTACCTCATGATTCTTCTTTTAGTGCACTGTAGTTGCACAAAAGTGCGGAGATGTGTTTAGGATCAAAGAATGAGACCAATCCGCGATTAACCGGCATCCCGCTTTCATCTATATAAATATCATCTGGAAATTCAGAGTGTGCAAAACTTCTTGCCGCACCAGATGTATAAATTGTTTGTTTTACATCATTTTTAATAGTGTATTGTTCTTGATACATTTCAATAAGCCATTTTTTTAATTTATATTTTCTTTTACCTGTTGCTCTTTTCTCTTGTTCTTTCATGACTTCTATCGCGTCTTTAAGATCTGCTAAAGCAGGGATTTCCGCGATATCTTTAGGACTAATTGAAATTTTAGGAGTTAATAATACATTTTTATCATTATCCATTGTAATATTGTATAAACCATCTTCTCCATTTTCAAATTTACTTACCAATCCTTGATATGAAGTTTCTCTTTTATTTATTGTTATCATTCTATTATCAGTTATAATTTCTTTTTTCTTTTTTTCGTTTTTATCCATCGCAAATATAATATAATTACTTAATATTTCAATGTAATTGTCAGTTAATTGACTAGGAGGAGTTTCCGCAATAATTTGTTCTACTAATTTTTTTCTTTCTTCTGCTGTTTTTAAACTATAGTCTAATTTTCTAATGTCCATTAGTAAAAACTCCTTTCTTTAATCACTTTTGACCTTATTTATACTTATATTGTAATCTAAAATTTTTCATTTGTCAATCTCGCTTAAAGCAATAGTAGTTGATTATTTAAATAAAATATATTATAATAACAATAGTAAGATAAGGGCGGGCGGAGCGATTCCCGTCTGGAGATGAAAGGAGCGGTTTCCGCATGAAATCTATAAAAGGAAGATTGTTTTGGTATAATAAGGTAAAACCTAATTTGAAATATATTGCTGTTTTGGCGGCAGGAATTTTGATTTCCGCATTAATTATCATTGGAAGCAAAATTTTTAGAAAACCTGCTTATTCTTATATTGATTTGAATGGAAATAGAGGAATAGGGAGTAAATGTGAAGAACAAAATGGAAGATTAATTTGTGAAGAATATTATGGTAATGGAGT